TAGTAAGACGTTAGGTCGAAATCTAGACGAACCTCGTGGTACTGGAGTGCAATCAGTGGGAGGTAAAGGCCTGGGTTGCGGTTGAAGAAAAAGAGAAGTGGAAGGTAGACATATGTCTTGTTGGTGGATGCATCAAAGTTGTTAATCTGTGCGCAAGAGGCAAGTTTGCCGTATGAAATCTTGTCGGACTCTCCCAGGAAAACCTCTGCATAAAGACGGAACCAAGTCTGGTAGTGCTTGTCGATGCGCTGACCGCCGATTGTCAGTTCGACGTCGGCAATGGCACGCTCGGCAATCCAGCAAGTGTCTGGCTTATCGTTGTTGGTAGAATACTGGGAAAAACCGGAACCCGATGGTAGAAGTGCAAGGTACATGTTACCGACAAGGTCTCCGTTTCGTGCAATAGTGACAGACACGCGGCCTCCATTCGTTGGGGTGCCGTTGACGGTCTGCTGAATGTTTTCCATAGCAAAGTTGGTGTGACGCTTGTAAACCGCCTGGAAAAAAGTCACTTTTGGCTGACCGGTAAGATAAACGTCCTGAGCGCCATAGGCTACGAGTTGCATAAGACCACCACCCATTTTGTACTATTAGCAGAGAAAATTAATTTGAAAATGCAACGCCTCCGACGCCGGATTGAATTCTGAGAATGTTGTAATTTACTGCGAAAATGTCCTGATTGAGGTTAGAGGGCATTCCAGTCTTGAGATACACAGCTGCCTGAGCTATGTCAATTCGTGAAAAATTGCACGTTCCACTCGGCTGGAGTTCCTCTGGTTTTATAGCAAATGAATATATGTATATACCAGGATAAGGGCTTCCACTGTGATATTTTGACGGTTGATAAATGTTAAAGTATTTACCCGGCTGAGGGACGAACCTGTCTGTCCCGTTTAACATAATTTTAAACTGGTGAAGGGGTCCGACTTCGTACCCGTACGAAATATTGGACACTCCATAATAAGGCAGTCCTGCTTCGGTCCAGTACACGTTACCTGTTAGAACGTTAGATTGAACGCTTATAGTGCTGCCTGTAGACACGCTACTCGATGCGTTCACGAAAAGTGGACCAGAGGTTGACGTGAGAGCGGGAGGGACGAAAATTACAGGGGAACCGACCTGACTCGAACTGAACATTGACCCGGCTTGACACATTTTGTTCGTGTCTATAGTTACGTTTACGTTCGAAGTAGAACTCGAAAAGTTCCACATAGAATTAGGATTTGACATGTAATTAGGATTCTTGTAGCACCATATAAGTTCCTTTACGGGATGATTGAACTGGAGTCGAATAATTGAAGAAGCGTTTTCGTTCGACACGCCTACAGGGTCTGGTGCAACGTACTGAACTTGCTCAATCAGGTATTCGTGAGAAAGTTTTGAAAAGTTTTCACGTTCTTGCTTGTCCAGGTAAATGTAGTTTGCCCATACTTCAATTTGATTAGAAGAAAAATAATTTGAATATATAGATGAAAAGTTAAAATCTATCCTGACTTCGTGATACTGAAGAGCTATTATGGGAAGGAATAGACCTGGATGCTTGTTGAAAAAGAACATGAGCGGGAGGTAAACCTTTCCGAGTGACGTATTCGTCTGTGAATTGTTGACTATGGGCAGGGACGTAAGTTTTCCGTAGTTGTACTTCATAGATTCATCCAGAAATACCTCGGAGTACAATCTAAACCACGTCCTGTGGTGTTTGTCGATAAGTTGTCCCCCTATGTAAAGGCTGACCGACTCAAATGCACGCTCGGCTACCCAGCACATGTCGGCCACACTGTTTGTAGATGTCAACTGAGACGCTGAAGACGTGCTAGGAGTCATTGCGACGAACATGTCGCCTACCAAATCTCCAGACCGAGACACGACGACAGATTGAAGCCCCCCGTTCCCCCCTGCTCCTGACACATTCTGCTGTACGAGTTCCATCGCAAAGTTTGTGTGTCGGCGATAAGCAGATTGGAAAAAAGTCACTTTTGGCTGACCGGTAAGATAAACGTCCTGAGCGCCATAGGCTACGAGTTGCATAAGACCACCGCCGGGCATTTAGTATACCATGCGAAAATAGTTACGCGCAAAAATTTCAGTCTTAAAATATAGACTAGTATAAATGTCCAGACGTAACNCAGTACACGAAGATGAGGAAGAAATGGANTTCGATGAGGAGGGGGAATTCCCCGATGTATTCGAAGCTCTAGGAAGTTTTCTAGCCACAGACGAGGGAGACACGATTGCAACTGCTCTAGTTTCTGTCAAAGATGCAACCGAGCGTATTGCGGGTAGTCTAGAGCTTCAGAATAAAATTCTTGTTAAAATTTTAACAGCAATTTCTAAGCCAGTGCCTGTCAAGGAAGTAGAGGAAGTGGCTTAAAAGGTACAGACTATAAAATATCATGGAGATTCACATGATGAAGAAAGATATTACACCAGAACACATTGAGGCAATTCGAAATATTAAGCAGGCGAATGACATAAGCACGTGGTCTGAGGAAGAATTCGAAAATTATATTTCAAAGAAAGAAAAGGAGGCTTATCTGAACGTACGCGGAAACCCACTCGCTGCCGCACAGGCATGGGTTCACGTTCTTTTTTGCAAGACACAGGAAAGAGACGACGAAAAGTTTCCTATAAATTACGAAGAGCGCAAGATTCGCGATAACAAGGATCTCTACATAAATGCATGCAGGACAATGTTAGCCCGAATTGAGTACATGGGAATTTCAAAAAAGCCGAGCACGGATATAAACGGAGACGAGTTTACACTTGAATTCCGAGTTCGTCGTCTCATAACAGACAGAAAAGAGATGTTTGATCAGTTTAAATTGTGGGAAAGACGGATTGAAAGAATCAACAATCCGACCCACCATATAGACGAAAAAGATGTACCCCTGAAGGATGATGACTCTACGAGTTCGTACCAAAAACTTCTTCTGTACCTACTTTCAAAAGCGTACGACGAAGGGTACAGGCGATACAAAGGACAGTGCTGTGTCCAGATCCGAAATACTCGAGCGTGGAGACCTGTAAAAGAGATTAAAAAGTTTATTTATGACACTACACAGAAGGAGGATGAACCTGAGAGGTGGAAACAGCTCACGAGCAGGGGCAATCTTGTTGCGGACCTCGAGAGACATCTTTCGAATTGTCAGGATTTTCAGTTTCAAGAAATTGTAAAAGATAGACACGTGTGGTCCTTCGCAAACGGGCTTTTGGCCGGAAAGGATTGGGATCCTAGTACAGATCAATATAGAATCAAGTTTTACCCTTACAACTCCAAGGAATTTCACGAACTTGATCCGACCGTGGTGAGTTGCAAGTACTTTGACCTTCCGTTCGACCCCTACGAAGAAAAGGATGACTGGTACGACATTCCTACGCCGAATATGCAGCTCGTCTTGGACTACCAGAGGTTTGAAGAGTCTGTGTGCAGATGGATTTACGTTTTCATAGGACGTCTTTGTTTCGATGTGAACGAACTTGACGGGTGGCAGATTATCCCATTCCTGAAAGGGATTGCACAGTCCGGGAAGTCGACCCTCATCACAAAGGTCTGTCGCAAGTTTTACGAATGCGAGGACGTCGCGACCCTCTCGAACAATATCGAAAGAAAATTCGGTCTCCAGAGCATTTACAAGGGGTTTGTGTTTATAAGCCCAGAGGTTAAGGGTGACCTCGCGCTCGAACAGGCTGAGTTCCAGTCGCTCGTGTCAGGCGAGGACGTGTCTATTGCCCGAAAGAATGAAACGGCCGTGAGCTTGCAGTGGAAAACTCCGGGGATTTTGGGTGGAAACGAGGTTCCAAACTGGAAGGACAACTCTGGTTCAATCCTGCGACGTCTCGCGACCGTGAATTTTTGTAGACAGATTGCACCCGAAGTCTCCGACCCTCATCTCGAACACAAGCTCGAGAAAGAAATTCCGGCAATAATGTGCAAATGCATCCGGGCGTATCTCAATTATGCACACATGTACGCCGACAAGGACATTTGGAACGTTCTTCCGTCGTACTTCAAGAAGATTCAGACACAGATTGCGACAGTCACAAACTCTCTTCAGCACTTTCTGGCGTCAGAAAAGTGCAAGTTTGGCCAGGAATTTTGCATACCCCAAAAGGTGTTTGTCGCGCATTTCAACCAGCATTGTCGCGAAAACAATCTTGGAAGTTTCCGATTCAACCAGGACTTTTATGCGGGGCCTTTCAGTTCGCGCGAAATAGAGGTTCGAACAGAGTCTCGAGAGTACAACGGGACCTTGTATTCTTCACAGCCTTTCGTATTCGGATTAGACATAGTAACTTCAGATTAAAATATATAAAAATAGTATAATGGACTCAGCGGCGCGGAAAATTCAGAAATTCTTTAG